GATTTTTCTCATGCACTCCGATGAGAGGAATTCATAAAGGTTGTGAGCATCCGACAACTGCACCGGTTCGATGGTTGCGCTCTTTTCCTTGTCATCGTTGAATGCAATGATCGTGCGACCGGCATTGGATGACCCACCCCATTTGGAATTGATGTCCCTCTCGATCTGATCTTGCTCCTCCTCGGTCGGGATTCCGTTGTTGAAATTCACCAACAGACCAGGAGCAAGACCATTGTGGATGGCATTGAGATGATAGTTGGATATCTCTCCCTCTAATTCTGCATATTGCAACCCACCTTGATAATCCACCGGAGTGAAATAAACAGATCCAGCGGAATACGAATCAATGCTCAAGATGGCAAATTGATCACCATCAGATTGATATCCGTATGCTGGTATCTTTTGCAGTTCAAATCCTCTCTTTCCAACTTGTGACCAATCCGAACAGAAATAGAAACAATCGATCTCACCATCCTCATTCAAGATGCCTGGTCGGATCGTGTCCCTTGCAATGTGGGATACTGCGATCAGTTGACCTCCCTCAAAGGTGCATTGGAATGAGGCGTGTCCAAACAATTTCAGATCGTGGCATACTTTCCGGATGCAATCGGCATTGAACAATGATTGGTATTGCGCCCAATCGTTCACATCGGTTTCATCCATGTTCACCTCCACACCATCTCCATAGATGAGATCGGATATCCCTTGGATGGATGCGTTGTTGGTTGGTGAGGTATGAAATAGATCGATGAGGTGCTGATAGTATTCATCGTTCGCACCATATTTCACATACCCACCTTTGGCATTCTCCTCGATCTTTGGTGAGGTATATGCACTCATTTTCACCACCCGGTGAGATTTGAGGTATGTCTTTAAGTTGTCAGCCATGATCGATTTGGTTTCGGAGGTGCGCTCATCGGATCATCGGCATATATCGAATATTTGAGATCCGGTGTCTCATCGGTGATCAGCACCTTTCCCCGGTATATCTCCTCCGACAACTCATCCTCATCAAATGCGGTGACGATCTTATTGAATGCATCGTTGTGTGTGATGTTTGCCAGGATCTCTCCAGGTTGCTCTCTGATCTGTTCAACGAGTCCTCCCGGTGTTCCAACTTTGAACACACGCAAATACACAAACTCTCCCTCCTTGTATTGAGGGATGTCACGATTTGGAATGACCACCCATGATCCGGAGATGTTTCCGGTCAAGACATTGAAAAAAAGATCGGATTTTCCGGTGTGTTCGCGTTCACCCCATGCAATGATTGAATCAGCATCGGTGATTGTCCGGGGCATGAATCTCCATGTGTTCCCCTCACTCGATGTTGTCCACACTTGCATCAAACAAATTTAACGAATTTTCGCATCTCTCCATTGGACGAAACAAACGGCAATCCGTTGTTGTTTGTTGGGGTATTCCTTGACCATTACATCATCCATTGTGCATCTCTGCATGAATGATTTTTGATCCTCTTGGGGTGTGGGTTTTGGTATTGGCATCCCTAAATGTAAAAAAAAAGGGAGCAAATGCTCCCTCCTCCCCTAAACAACAACAGATGTGGTTGCTGAATTTTATGGTGCGGTCACAAAAGTTGATGGATCAGAATTGTACAATGGCAACTCTCTCTCCATTCCCTCGATCGTGATGGTGTATCCATAGAGGTCACCCAATGCCGTTCCGGTTTGTGCCGTGCCGGTGGTGAGGTCTGCACCATACTCCCGACCGATGACCCATCCCGATCCATTGTTGTCCTCTATGACAACGATCCATCGTCCTCTCGACAATGCCAGGATCTCTGCCTCATCCGTTGCGGTGAGACCTTTCAGTTGCAGAGTGAGAGATTGTGTGACAAATGTTGTCCCATTCTCCCGGCTGCTGGTGATCGTGTTGGTCAGACCGGATGCCATCCTCACCTCGTAATTGTAACCGGTGATCGTTCCGGTGCTTAATCCAATCGTACCGGCAACCGAGGTATCCCAATCGATGGCATCGCTATATGTAACGAACCATACTTTTTTGATCCCTCCGATCTTGTCTTTGCAAGGCTCGGTGCGTGATGCGGAAATGCTACATGACATATCTCTTTGCTTTAATGGTTAAACATTACGCTCCGAGACCATCCAATACAACATCCTCGATGATTCCGATTTGAGTACCAGCGGAGAAACGCATGATCACACGATAGTTGTTCGATCCGGTGATGTCTGCCATGTCCAGCACTCTTGCCTCCTGCCAATCGTTCATCAGACCCGTTCCAAAGAACAGATTTGATTTGCGAGTGAGGAGCATTGTGGATGCGGTCAGACCGGGACACATTACCATGTCGATTCCATCAAAGTTCAATGGCTTGAAACCAACAGATCCCTCATTTTGGTATCCGTTTGCGCCAACTCCTCCGGATGCAAATCCACCGAGTACACGCATGTATGCCCGAGCGACATTTGGTGCGACATAGAAACGAACATCGTTCTTTCCGTACACGCTCTGTGGCAAAGCATCGAGCATTGCACCCAAACGAGCAAGTACATTGGTTGAGTCAACGGCAACAATTGAACCGGCATTGATCTTTTGACCGGCTGGAATGGATGCAGTCTCGCTGATCAGAGTTGCATTAAAACCACCGAATTCTCCGGATGTTCCAGCATCACCTGTCCAAATGTAGTTTTCTGCCTCCGCACCAACTTTCTCTCCGACATACGCCAGGAGGTAATCGGTGAACGATTGTGGGATCTCCTTGTATGCGGAGAAACCCATTTGCAGAGCCTCCCATGATTCCAACAGATCTTGTTTGCAGAGTTGCAAATTCACTTGCATCTCCTTTGGTGCGATCTCACGATCAACAAGAGCCAATGAAGAGCCATCGGTGAAATTACATGTGGCATCTGCAATGACATCTCCCAAAGTGAGTCGAGTCACATTTGTCTTATATCTGACATTGGGGAGGATAGTCACCTCCTCGTTGCCGATGGTTGATCCGCTTTGAAGAGCAGCGTTGATGTATTTCCCCGCGTGTTCTCCGGTGAAATTACTTGTGATTGATGGTGTGGGCATGATTTCTTTTTTTGCCGTTATGAATTGTTAATGACATGCAATGCCCTCTCAATTCCGCTCATGTTCCGAGTGAGATTGATCTTGGGCATTGTGGTTGAGGTCTTGTCCGCATCGGGATTCGGCTTGAGTTTCGCCACCTTGCGTTGTGCTGACAATTTCTCCTCCTCCTTTTCTTCTTTCGTTCCGTAGCGGTCATCCATGAGAGAGGTCAATTCCTCTTTCATCTCCTTGAGTTTGGCATCAACCATCTCCTCGACCATCTTTTTCATCTCCTCGGTCATTGGCTTCTCCTCCTCCAGGTTGACAAGCTCATCCTCCTCCGGATCTTTTGCCTCGACCGGTGCTGATTCTTTCACCTCCTCTTTGACCTCCTCCTTTGGCTCTTCTTCTTTCTCCTCTTTCTTCTTCTTTGCCAATTCCTCGGTGACCTCCTCGGTCTCTTCTTTGACCTCCTCCTCTTTTTGCTCCGGTGATTTCACCTCTGCGATCTTGCTTTCCGCATCGATCACCAGCATCGATCCATCTTCCAATGTGTACTCACCCTCCGGCAATGGCATTTTCTCACCATCTTCAGAGACAACGAACACAACTTGACCGACTGCAAATTCCTCCGCCTCAATGGTTGCTCCCTCCTGGAGTGTTGCGGTGGCTAATTTGGTCATGACCTCTTTGCGTAGGTTGATCGGGATGAATTCCAATACTTTGCTCAAAATGGACATATCAAATGCTTTTCGTTGTAAAATTACTTGCTTTCCTTTTCCTTAATGGAATAATGTTTCAACTTACTTTGCGATTTTTCTGATGGTTTTTCCATCAGCCTCTCCGCAAATTGTCCCTCAATCGAGAATCCTTTGAACAATCCCTCTTTCACTCCTTTCCACAATTCATCATCATGCACACGCATTGCAATTGCCCATGATCCAACCGGCAATGAGAGATTGTACAATGCTGATTTGTCTTTCTCGGTGTCCTCAACGATCCATGATTCCACAACAGATGCTCCTCTCGTTGCCACCTCATGCTCGATGTTGACCGATCGTTGCATACCAAACTCGATGAATTTCTCCGCAGTTTTCCGGATGGTGTCCTTTGTGAAATAGATATAAAACTCCTCCTCGTTCTGATTGCGGTAAATCAGTTTGTTCGGGATCAATGATGCTCCGATGAGTAATCGTTTGTCCTTGTCCTGGATCGCAAACTTGTGTTCCGAGAGTGCGATGAAATCATCCTCAATGGCTGGTTGATTGACCAATGCAATTGCGGATACCGAGATCTCGTGTTCATCCTTGATGACTAATTCCTTTATTTTCATACTGCTCCGATTCCTTGATTTAACAAATAACCCTCACAACATTTCACATGATATGTGTTGTCCTCACATAGACATGCTCGACTCCCTCCCTTTGGCGATGACCGGGATGGTGTGTTGCTTGGATTCGTCTTTGGTGGTTCGTTATTCTTTGAGTTCGCCAATGCTTTTCAATTTAGATCGTGACCAATTCAATGCGGATTTCCCACCCCATAGCAGATAACTAATTGTCCCACATGCAGAGGTCTCCGATGGATCATAGTATTCGGATGCTCTTGAGAGATAAGAGTACATGCGTTTGATCGTGTCAACGCTGACCGGTCTTTTTGCCTCCAGGTCTGCCGATCGTCTCCGACCGATTGCCGTTGCACATTTCATCCCATGTTTCTCATTGAGCAATCGTCCCCTCTTTGCGTTGTTGCTCACCGCATCGGGATAATCGCTGAACGATTGGAGATAATACTTGATCCGTTTCCGCATCTTACAAAGTTAATCAAAGGACTCGACCATCCTTGATCCGGAAATTGTCAACTCTGAACGATCCATCATCATCGACATGGAGGATTGCACCTCCATGATTCCACTTTGTGAATGCCGTTCGTCTGTATGCCGGTTTCAATTCACAGAAACATCCGGTCGAATAGGTGACATGATTATCCCCATTCAAATTCCCCTCATGATGCTCCGATGTTTGGTGCATGTGCCCAGCGATGACATTGTACTTTGCCCGGAGAAACATCCCTCGTGCTGGATTCACCGGAGAGAATATCGATTGTCCGAATTCATGACCATGAATGATCATCATCTTTCCACACTCCATGAGTGTATTGTCATCGACATATTGGATATTCAACTCCTCAAAATGGAGGATCTGTTGTAACAATCCGGCATGACCC